ACGCGCACCGGCCTCGTGATCAATGGTATTGCGTTCCGCGTGTCGACGGTGCTCAAGCACGGCGGCTCGGCCGCGATCAAGACGAGCGGGTATTTCACGGGCGGTGGTGAGCGATTCCTCGCCGCGCGCTTCGCTGCAGTGGGCACCAACTACGCCGCCGAGATCCGCGGCGCGCAGGAAAAGTTCGCCGAGATCCGCGCCCGCCTGCTGCAGCAGGACCGCGATTTCCGCGCCATGTCGGCAAACCTGTTCGAGCCGGAAAGCAAGGTCAGCAAGGCCGAACGGTTCGGCCACGCCGCTGTCGCCTGGTCTGACATGATGACGGCCGTGCCGACGGCGTGGGCCGCGTACGATCGTGCGGTCACCGTCGGCATTCCCGAGAACATGGGCGGCACCGGCCAGCCGATGACCGAAGAGCAGGCCGTCGCGTATGCGAACAAGGTCGTGCGTGAAGCCCACGGCAGCAACATCACGACGGCCCGCTCGATGGTAATCAACAACAGTTCCGAAGCCGTGAAGATGTTCACGACGCTATACGGCTTCATGAACAACACCTACGGGCAGGCCGCAGACATTGCCGACAAGCTGCGCACCGCCGGCATCAGCAACCCGCAGACGCTAGCGCGCGGGTTCATGGCGCTGATCGTGCCGGCGATATGGGCCGGCTATCTGACGGAAGGCGCACCGTCGCAGGGCAAACACGGCTGGGCGCACTGGATCGGCAAGTCGATCAGCAACGAAGTCGCTGGCATGGTGCCGTTTGTGCGTGACGCGGCGGCGATGGTAGAAGGCTACAGCGGCGCGGGCGTCGTGGGCATCGAATCGTTCCTGACGACGCTGGTCGGCGCGGGCAAGGACGTTGCGCATCTCGCGACGGGCCGGCGCACGAATGCGCCGATCAAGGACATCGCAAACGCGGCCGGCATGGGCCTGCACATTCCGGGACTCGGCCAGCTTGGCGGCTCGGCTCAATACGTGGCCGACGTGGCCAGCGGAAAGCAGCACCCGAAAGACGCGATCGATGTAGCCGAAGGCATCGCGCTCGGCCGGGCGCCGAAGCACTAGCGTACGCTTACCCGCGCGTAAGCGTTCGAAAATCCGTGCAACTTTAAGGGGTTGCACGGATGACGATTTCCAGCCTTACGCGCAAAGCTGGCCCTTTCGCCGGCAATAACATCGCGACCACTTTCCCTTTCAGCTTCAAGGTTTTTTCGAAAGGCGATGTCAAAGTGCTGTTGGTGAACGCAGCGGGCGTTTCAACACTGCTTGCGCTCGATTCGGACTATTCCGTCCAGCTCAACGCAAACCAGAATTCGGCGCCCGGCGGGTGGATAACTTACCCGGTCAGCGGCACGCCGCTGGCGATCGGCTACGGGCTCGTGGCGCTCGGCGATCTACCCTATGACCAGGGGACCGACATTACGAACGGGGGCGGCTTTTACCCGAACGTTATTGAAGATATGGCGGATCGATCGACGATCCAGATTCAGCAACTCGCGGAAATCTCCTCACGTGCGATCGTCGTGAGCGAAGCCGAAAGCGTATCGCCAGTGCTGCCGAACGCCGGAGCGCGAGCGAATTCGGTCCTCGGTTTCGACCAGGCAGGCAACGTCGAACTATTCGGTATCACACCGGCCGTCGGCGCGGGCGATCTCAAAAATGAGTCGTGGACGGCCGGGACCGACTTTATCGCGGGCACGTCTACTTCGGTCCTGTTGTCGCGCGCGTACGGAACCAAAGCCAATCTCGGCACCGTCGTCATGGCCGGGATCGCACAAGACCCGGCCAGCTATTCATTGGTCGGTGGCACAACCCTTCAGTTCGACAGCGCAATCCCCGCCGATGTGAACCGCATATGGTGTGTCGGCGGCACGACCCTTTCGGTCTACGTACCGGCGCAGGGCTCCGTGGGCGACAGTCAATTGTCGTGGGGCGATTCGCTGAGTCGAGTCTGTGACTCCATCACCGAACTGAGCTCGCTGAACGTCGCGATCTACAAGCGCGCGTTCGCGACCGGCTATTACGCCACTGGCGACGGGGGTGGCGGCCCGTATGTCTACAGCGCGAGCATGTCGCAGGCGCTCGCCAATGGCGGAACGATCATCGCCGCGGCTGGCGGCGTCGGGTGCTGGCTCCTGCAGCCCGCCGGCCCGATCAGCGCCCTGCAATTCGGCGCCTATAGCGACGGCACGAACGCGGACACGAACAACACCGTATTCGCGAACATCGTCGCGTTCGTCACGGCGCAGACGATCAAGCCCGAGATCTTCTTTCCGCCCGGCACCTATGCCTACAGCGTGAGCCCGAACTGGGCCGTGCAGAACGCCGTGTTCCGCGGCGTGGGCGAGTGTCATTTCCAGTACAGCGGCACCGGCAATGCAGTGACGATCGACGGCACCGGGCAGCCTCATGCCGGCGTCTACGACATGGAGTTCTCCGGGGTTACCGTCGATGCACCCGCAACGGCGCTCGACGCGTATTTCATCAAGAACTGCCACCACAGCCGATTCCGGAAGCTGAAGGTGCGCGGTTGCGGATCGAGTTCGGCCGGCATCGAAGTGAACGGCTGCGTGTGCTCGACCTTCGAGAGCCCGGAGGTCAGCCCGAATGCAGACGGTGGCTGGTATTCCGGCGCAATGCCGCAAACGGGGATGCTGTTCAGCGGCGAGACGGGCGCACAGGCGTCGTACTGCACGGTGCTCAATCCGGTCATGGAGGGGCTCGCGAAGACCACGACCGGCTGCGGGATCGAGCTGCTCGGGGCTCTGGGCAACATCTTCATCGGCGGCACGGCAGAGGGTTGCACGACCGGGATTTCCACGGCCACGGCCGCCGATGGCTGCTCGCGAAACAAGTTCTTCGGCACCGACCTCGAAGCCAACACCACCTACGACATTTACGAGCAAGGCGATTTCAACGAATACCACGGCGTGGATAGCCTGCTGCTCGCGCAGGTCATCTCTGGGTCGGTGCGCTGCCTCTTCGAGGGCGGCACGTATCAAAGCATTCAGGTGGCCTTGGGCGCAATTTCCACGACGTTTTCGAATACGACCTTCAACCGCCAGGCCAATGGCGGGACGTTCGTGAATGGCGACCCCTCGACCACGATCAAGAACGTGCTGAATTATCAGACGGGCCTCCCCCTCACCACTCAGGGGTCGATTGCCGTCGGCGCGAGCCCGTTCACCTACACCAACAAGACGGGCAATGCCCAGTGGATCGGAATCTTGCCGTCAGGGGCGACTGTCCTGGCCCTGTCGATCACCCGTAATGGGGTCAATGAAGGCATCGTTTCCACGTCGCCGTCGGCGATGCTGGCCCCCGGCGATTCGCTGACTGTCACCTATACCGGCGGCACGCCAGCCATGTGGCAGTGGAGCGTCAACTAAAGGTCCCGAAAATGAAAAAAGTCCTCTTTGTCATCTTCCTCGTCTGGGCGTCGGTCGCTTCGGCGGTCACGCTGCCCCCGGTCCAGTTGCTCAATCCGGCCAGCTCGTCGAGCGGTCAGGCCATCATCTCGACCGGTGCATCGTCTGCGCCCGCATGGAGTTCGTCGATCAATGCCTCGCAGTTGAGCGGCAACTCGATCGGCACGGTCCGCGTGCGCCGCGTCAGGTAATTCACACGCAACGCCAACGGGGAAAGGCATGCACAGAGAAACAATCCTTGAGGCCGTAAAGACGGCTCCCGCGTGGATAGCGGTCACCGTGGGGCACTTCGCCAGCGACATCACATTGACCGGAGTCGCATCGGTTGCCGCGATGGTCTACAGCGTCGTGCAGACGTACATATCGATACAACGGTATAGGAGAGGGCGATGAGCACATTCGACCAGGCGATGCTCGACGCCGAGCTGGCGCGCGACGAAGGCCGACGCAACCGCATCTACACCGACACTGTCGGCAAGGTGTCAGGCGGCATCGGTCGCAACCTGAGCGATGTCGGGCTCAGTGATGACGAGGTGGAATTGATGTACAAAAACGACCTCGCGCGCACGCTGATTTTTCTCGACCAGAACCTGCCGTGGTGGCGTGGCCTTGACGGCGTGCGCCAGCGCGCGGTCATCAACATGGCGTTCAACCTGCGCGCGCGGCTGCTCGGCTTCACGAACGCGCTCGCGGCATTGCAGGCCAGAGACTGGCAAAAGGCCCACGACGAGATGCTCGATAGCGTGTGGGCGAAACAAGTGGGCGAGCGCGCGGTGCGGCTCGCCAACCTGATTTTGACGGGGGAAGGGTAATGGCTTTCGGAATCGATGACGCGATCGCGGGTGTGAGCAAGCTGCTCGACGACGGCATGAACAAGATCTGGCCGGACCCGTCTGCCAAGGCGACCGCCGAGGCGACGCTGATGAAGGCGCAGACCGATGCGGCACTCGCGATGATGCAGCAACAGATGTCCGCGATCCTTGCCGAGGCCAACAGCAAAGACCCGTGGACGAGTCGCGCGCGGCCGAGCTTCATGTACGTGATGTACGTGATGATCCTCTGCGCGATCCCGATGGGCGTCCTTGCCGCGTTCAGCCCCGCCACCGCCGTTGCTATCGCCCAAGGTATGCAGGCGTGGCTCGCCGCGATCCCGAGCGCGCTATGGGGTACCTTCGGCACCGGGTACGCCGGGTATGTCATCGCGCGCAGCTACGAGAAAGGGCAGGGGGTGACGAAGTGAAGCAGTACTTCTGGAACCTGCTGATCATGCTCGACGAGACCGCCAATACCCTGACGGGCGGCGATCCAGGCGAAACGGTCAGTTCGCGCGCCGGTAAGGCGATGCAGGAAGGAAAGCAGTGGGGCTGCGTGCTTTGCCGCTTCCTCGACCTGTTCCAGAAGAATCACTGCCAACTGTCGATCGACAAAGCCGACGGTGGGCGAGCGGTCATCCCGGATTAGTTCGCCGACTGCGCTGACGCCGTTGATAGCGGGCAGTTCTTCTGCGCGCGCAGGTGCTCAAGCTGTTCTTGACGATTGGTTGCGCTCTTCAGCGCGTCGGTCTTCTCCATGTGGTTGCCGATACCCCAATCGAGCAAAAAGCCACTCACGTCGCGTGCATCGGTCGGATCGTTGACGATGCGCTGCGTGAACGCCTGCGTGCGCGCAATACCGATATCGATGTCCCGGCACGTCATGATGCTTCGCTCGGTTTGCGTCAAGCTTTCTTCGCGGCCGAGCGGCTTTGTCACGCAGCCATTCAGGACGGTGCATGCGGCGGTAAGCGCGCCGAGCATCAAAATCGTTTTCATGGTCTTCCCCGAGTGTTGTTAGGCATTACCGTACATGCTTCCGTTTCATGGCGTCAAGCAAAATGTCCTGCACTTCGCGTTTCGATTCACGCCGCAGCATCACATCTTCGTCAATCGTATCGCGCGCGATGATGTGGTAGACGAACACCGGGCGCCGGTAGCCGGCTTGGATCTGGCGCGTCGGTCCGATCCGCTCGATGATCTGCTGAAACTCTTCAAGATTCCACCAGTGGCCGAAGAACGCGATGATGTTGCCGCCATCCTGAAGGTTCAGTCCGTGCCCAGCGCTAGCAGGGTGAGCAAACATAACAGGGATACGCCCAGCATTCCAATCCCGGATAGTTTGAGGGTTCGCATCAAGGGTGCGCCCACGAGGAAAAGCACGACTGAGCCGAGCCAGATCAGACTTGAAATGATAAGCCACCAGTACAGGCATACCGGATGCCTCTTCAACAATATCTTCAAGCGCCGCCAGCTTCGCATCGTGGACCTCTTTCCAGTTTCCGGAATCGTCCACATAAGCGGCGCCGTTGGCAAGCTGTAAACATTTCATCGTGCGGCTGGCGGCATTTATCGCTTCGATCTCGTGCTCGCCGATCTCCATGAACATCTTGCGTTCCATGTCCTGATAGAGCCGGCGCGCGCCGCTCGGTAGGTCGACGTACACCGGGCGCACGATAGGCTGCTCGATGTCGAACCAGTCGGCCGCGTCAAGCGAAATCGTGCAGTCCTGCAGCGCAGCGTGGATCTGTTCCTGCGCGTGCGCCAGTGGCTTGATCTGGCGGTAGCCCTGACCGCCGGGCACGGATTGGAACCATCGCCCCTCGAACGCGGTATAGCTGCGGCCGAGCCGCTGGCCGCCATCGACAAACCATTGCTGGCCCCACAGGTCTTTCAGGCCATTCGGCGCGGGCGTGCCGGTCAGGTTCACCCAGCGCCGCACCTTTGTGTGCGCGATCTGCGCGAGCGCGCGGCCGCGCACGCTGCCGCCTGTGCCCTTCTGGAATTCCTTGCCCTTTCTGCTGGTCTGCATCGAGATCCGCGTCGACTTTAGCTTCGTCGATTCGTCGGCCACGACGGAGCCGAACGGCCACGGGCGGGGGTTGTGCTTGAACCAGTCGACCAGCCACGGCAGATTCTCGTAGTTGATCGTCATTATCGGCGTGTCCGCGCGCAGCGCCATCGTGCGCCGGTTCACGTCGCCGACGATCGGCGTCACGTCGAGCGCCGACAGATGTTCCCATTTGCGGCACTCGTCCGGCCAGGTGGATTGCGCCACACGCAGCGGCGCAATCACGAGCGTCGGCTGCGTCTCGACGCCGAGCGCATAGAGGGATTCCAGGACAGTGAGGGTGCTGACGGTCTTACCGAGCCCCATGCCGGCCCACACGTTCGAGCGTTCGACGTTCGATTCGTGCTCGATAATGAGGCGCTGGTAATCCCAAGGCGTGAAGTCGCGCCGTGTCATTTGGTCGGTGCCGGAAGCGTACGCCCGAGCAGAGCGCAGCTGTACCAAAGGCGTAGCGCGTCGTCGAGCGACGGGCCGAATACCTGCATGCCTGCGCCGTGAACAACCCATACATCGGCGTGGTATCGGGCGCGCGGTTTGACTGTCTGAACCATAGAATTTTCCCTAATAATTGCTACGCAATAGGCCGCAAACGCGCATGGTTTGGTGCCCGTTTCTTACGCAACGTATTAGGGAGCGCTTCGCGCAACGCCTTATGGGACAGGCGTTTGCGCTCGATTAACTTCGCTGATTTGGGATCAGAGGGTCGTAGGTTCGAATCCTATCGCTCCGACCAGCATTTTCAAGGGGCTAGCTTCGGCTAGCCCCTTGTCGTTTGTGGGCGACCCGTACAAATCGGGTCAAAAACAACAGTCGCTGATATACTACACACCAAATATTGTAATTTGCGGCGCCGCAGCATATCATTGAGGGATCATTCGTTTCCTCATCTGGAGTTGCGGTATGGAATGGGT